TCTTTCCTGAATTTTAGGAATGAAATAGAATAATTTACCGATTGGTAAGTTCATAGCTTGTACAGACACGATGTCGTTAGCTAATAATTTAGAGAACACACGACGGATGATAGGGAATACCACAGTCTCAAAAGAACCAGATGAATCAGCTACAGCTGCTTCATTGATTAAATATGATGCTTGGTTTTCATATAATTGCGCGATGTTATCTTTTTGGTGACCTTCTAAGCCTTCTAAAAAGCCTAATTCGTTCCATTTTTTGATGGTATCTTCTTTGATAACTCTCAAGTGTTTTAAACCGATGTTACCAACCATACCTGATTCTAATAATGCTCCCATTTTAAAATTGTATTTTGTTTTTTATTTGTTTATTTTATTTTCTTCATTAAGTCTTTCATTCTTGCGAATTGAGGATTTTCATAAGCTTTAGACTCAGATAATACCTCTGTTGAAGAACTTGATGGAGTGTTTACGATTTTTTCTGCTACTGATTCGGTTACTGTTGTTTTATTACCTAATTCAGAAGCAATTGTGTTATATAAGCCTTTAGACTCATTTAACGTAGAAACTGTATCAAATCGTTTTAAGATATTCAATTTCTCTTGTTTTGTAGTTGAATGTTCAGTAAACAAACGTGTAGCGTAAGCTAAGTTTGCGTTGAATACAGCAACTTCATTAAGTTTATCTTTGAATAATACTAATGCCTTTTTATATTCGGCATTTTGTTTTTTCAAAGTTTCAACTTCTTCGTTGATAGAACCTGAACCAGCTTTATACATCTTTTTAGATTTTAAACCAGTTCTATGTTGTTCATTTTTATCACCGTGTGGGTTAGATTTTGTTCTTGCCGCTTCGTCAGCTTGTACTTTTTTAGTAGCTTTTTTGTCAAAAGGAGAATTTTCTCCTTCTTCCACATCTTCTTCTTCATGTACATCTTTGCTAACTTTAGCTTTCTTAGTATAAGGGTCTCCTCCTTCTTCGTGAACGTCAGTCTTAACTTTCGCTTTCTTAGTGTAAGGATCTCCACCAGCTTCGTGAACTTCAGTTTTAACCTTTGCCTTTTTAGTGTAAGGGTCACCACCTTTAGCTTCATGAATACCAGCTTTTACTTCTTTTTCATATGGAGCGTCTTCGTCTTCATCTAAAGCAATTTCATAAAGATTTTCATCCATTGGTTCGTCCATTGGCATTTCTTCTTCCGTTGCATAATCCTCATCAACTTCGGTATCATCACCGTCGTCATCTAATTTGATGATGTACTCATCGTCTCCGTCATTAACTTCAAGCTTGTTACCGTCTTTTTTAACTACGATACCATCTTCTGGTTTCATAGCCTTGAATACTTTAAGAACTTCATCATCTGAAGCACCTGTCATATCCATAACGTCGTCGTCTTCACTACCTTCTTCTGAATCTTCATGATCCATACCACCAAAAGATGGTTCAGTTTCATCATCTTCAGAATCCATAGATTCGTCGTCACTTGTCTCGTCGTTATCAAGGTCATCTACATTTTCATCGTCAGAAGTTTCATCAGCTTCTTCATCATCGGCTGTTGTTCCTTCTTCGTCTGACATATCGTCTGTTCCCTCTTCTTCAGGATTTGTACCTTCTTCGTCAGAAGTTACGTCATCCTCATCTTCTAATGATTCTTTAAGCAAGTCGCTTAGTTCTTGTTTCATAGTTGAAGCAAGTATACCTTTTGCATTGTGCTTAACTGCTTCTTCAAGAGTTTGTACTTGAAGTAACGCTTGTTCTAAAATTGATTTTTCGCTCATTTGGAAAATTTTGTTTTTGTTATCTTATAAATAGTATCTAAAATGGAAAAAGTATCCATTATAATATTATAATCGGTATTTTATTAATTATTTAGATAAAAAATTATCCAGTTTCCCCATCAATGATTTCATTCTATCATTAATTACTGGTTTTTCTGGCTCAATAGATTCTTGATACTGATCTCTTTCTGAGGGGTCACTGAACACATATGCCCCCGGTGTAGATGGAGAAGATACTAAGTCAAAACATACTAACTCAAAATCTTCTTGTACGATGTTTTCTCCCTTAACTTGTTTAAGAGAACCAACACCACGTGAAGAAATACCAAGTGTTGCTCCGTTCATTAATAACATTGCTGCTTGGTCTCCTTTAGTTGATACAATACCCATTTTTTTCCAACCCGGTGACGTGAATAATTTAATTTTACCCATTAACATTTTACCGTCCCACCAAGTCTCAAGGATACTGTGTGATACTCTGTCTAAATCGATAAGTGATGATGAAGGGTGGTTTAATTCATTTAACGCAGAACCCTTCCTGATAATTGTTTGATACTTTTCATTTTCCCTTTTAAGAATTGCTTCAGGATAAATCCTTCCGTTCTTATTTGGAGTATCATATTTTTGTAAAACAGCATAAAGGATAAGGTCTTTCGAAAAGTCCATATCCTTCATTTCCGCAATGATTTGTTTGTTTTCTTCTGGAGATACGTGTCCTGCATCATATTCTATTAATAATTTTCTACCATCTTTAAATGTATAATCCTTTTCCATATTTTAATAAATATTAGAATAAGTCCATTTATATCCACCTGCTTGATTTCTTTTACCTTTTAAGACATAATTAATTGACGTTCTATTAGTACAGGTACCAACTACAGCATCTTGTATTGAATCCCATTCATGTAATTGATTATTAAATAAATCTAATTGTATAATTTTTTTTCTCTTATTTTCATCCCATGTTCTTTTTCTTTCTACACCATACATAGAATTACCTTCACCTAATCTTTGTTTAGAAAAATTTTCTAATGTTTCTTTAGTATGTTTTCTACCAATACTACCCTTTTTTATATTATTTCTCCATTCATCGTTAATGATTCTACCTTTTAATTTTTCAGATATTTTTTTATTTACAACATCCCCAAAATTACCTCCTCTACCGCCTGGTGTTGTGTTTGTTAATTTAAACCCAAATGATTTAAATAAATCAATATAAAAATCCTCCCAAAAACCAAAATTAACGAATGGAACTATATCCAATATTAATAATTCGGGAATTTGAGAGGATTTAATTAATTTAGTTAACCAATTATCCTTATATGTTTTGTTGTATTTAGATTTTCTTAAATGTTCTTTAAATCTTTGATTAGGATTGTCAGATTTACCAATGTATTTGACTTCATTATTGTGTATTAAACAATATATATAAGTCTCTCCTTGTCCTAATACCTTCATTTATAGTTTTTATTACTATAAATACATCAATATATAAGTTATTTCTTGCTTTTGTAAAAATTGAATAGTTTTTTGTCAGATAAACCATTTTCAATTGTTATTTCGAATAAATCTTTTAGAATCGTTTTTATTTCTTTTGATTTTACATCGAACTGTTTATCTACATATAGAGTAATTTCTAAATTCATAAAAGAACGTTTTTCTAATTTGATTCCTTTAGTTCTTATATCTAAATCAACAATACATTGTTGTTTAAAATAAGGAGAATTTAAATTGTAAACTATTTCTTTTATTTTTCTTCTCGATTTATAAATTGTAGAATTAAAATCTTCGGTTTCATTTTCAGGTTGAACCCATGAATTTAATTTTAAATAAATGGTTTTAAGATTTTTAAAATCTACGGTACCATAACCGATTTTTACATCATTGTACGTCCCTAATGGAATATACTTACCAATTTTCATTAATTTTTCATATTATTTTTATTTTATGGTGTTTTATAAAAAATAAAGAAAAAAAATCATAATTCCAAAAATAATTTGGTATATTTGTAATATATTTATTTATATATGATTATAGTTGATTTATCTAAAGAAAAAACAATTGAAAGTGCTTTGAGAACTTATAAAAATAAAGTTCAAAAAACAAAACAAATTCAAAAGTTAAGAGAAAGACAGGAGTTTACAAAACCTTCTGTTAAAAAACGTACAGAAAAGTTAAAAGCTATCTATGTACAACAAAAAAGAAATGGACTTAGTTAAGTCCATTTTTTAATTCATTTAATCTGTAGTAGTTGTATCGTGACGGATACATTTGAGTTACCTCATCTTTTACTGTTTTTAATTTGGTAGATAAATCCGTTTCATTTGTTTCACTTATAAGTATTGATACTTGATTTATAACCGATTCGGCTAATTCATTACTTTTAATAATTAACTCATCATAAGGAATTGATAAAATATTTTTTAATTCTTCTTTTTGTGATTCTGATAATGTGTTTGTATATAATACATTAAAATTGTTTGCTAAAACTGCGTTTAATAATGTTTCGTTAGAAACTAACGTTTTTTCTTTTGATTCTGTAATTTCTTTTTTATTAGTTAAATGTTCAACTAATTTTTGTTTAGCAATCACTTTTTTCTCTATGTTTGACAATGAATTTTTTTCAGATAACATATCTAAAGACTCGTATAATTCATTGGGTTGAATTTCAACATCATTTAATACGTTTGATAAAGATTCACAAAACATATTAAATTTTTCATAATTTCCTATTGGTTTACCAAAATATGTACTTAAACCCTCAACATATAATTTTGCAGTTTCTTTATCTTCGATATACTTGTTTTCAATTTCTTCATAAAACAAATACATTTCTTTAAAGTCTTTATTTTCTTTTATTGTTGTTAAAATATTTTTAATCTCAGTCTTATTTTCATTAGCGTAAGACTCAGTTAATTTATTTAATAATTTAGTTTTAATAACACCGAATTTTTTCATTTTTCTTAATCGTTTAAAATATCTTTTAATTTTTGTTCCATCTCATAAATACTATCTTGAGCCTTTTTCATATCGATTAAATTACTAAAATCAATAGGGTCTTCATCAAGTATCTCAGATAAATTCTTTTTCTTTTTCACTGACTCACTTAATGGACCTTCTCCACCTTCTGCACCACCAGCTGGCGGTGGTGGCGGAACTGAACCTCCACCTCCTAATCCACCCATTCCTCCTCCTTCAGGATTAGCGTTAAGTGCTCCCGATGCTTCAAGTTTTTCTCTTTCTTCTTCAGGAATACCATACTTAGAATCCACTTCATCAAACACACCTGAACGTTTAATAATATTAGGTGTTGCGGTTAACTCGGCACCAATACCTCTTTCAAGACGTTGTTGTTGTAAGTCAAGTAACACTTCACTATCACTAAATCCAAGAATATTCTTTTTAGCCCATGTATGTGATACTGGAAGAATACCAACTTGAGATTGGTCAGATGTTGCGTCTTTATAAAGTGTAATCTTTTCTTTCCACATTTCAATCTTTAATAAATCAGATTGAGATGATGGATTTGTCAAAGATAATGTAAAGTTATTTAATTCATCTTCCATACCTAAAAGGTATAAATGAATCAAGGCAACTTTATTTAATTCTTGTATTAAAGATTTTTGTATTTTGTTAATTGTTCTTGCAAAACGAATATCCATTAAGGCAAGATTTTTACCATCACCAACAACTTCTTCAAATCCTAAGAAAGCTTTAGGAATACGAAGTGCAGCTAACATTTTCTTTTGGATATATTCAATATCGGAAATTTCACCTAAGTTTTGAGCACCTGGTAATGTTTCAATTGGCATTGTTTGACCTGGGTCACGAACAGGAACGAAATAATCTTGGTCTACCGCCATTTGATTATATCTCATATCCACTTGACCATTTGCAGGGTCAGATATAGGTTGTCTTTTAAACTTGTTTGCGACTTTTTGTACATATGGTTCAATATCTTTATCGTCCATATTACCTACGAATATTTTGAATACACGTCTTTCAGGTGCTCTTGAAGTTCTATAAATTAACATAGCATCTTCTGCAAGTAAAAGTTGTTTCCAAATTCTTCTAATCTTATCTAACATAGATGTACCATATGGTAACTTTCTATCATCACCTAATAATCTAAAGTGAGCAACTTCCCATGCTTGGAATTCCAAATCTTTATTTTTCCATTGAAATCTTAATTCACGAGTAGGTATTTTAGTGTCTCTTTGATTTACACTTTTAGTTGATGCTCCTTCTATTCTTTCAATTTCTATATTTGGTAATTGTTGACAACCAATAATACCTTTTTCAGGGTCTAATTTTAAATAAACAAAATCATCACCGTACTTACATAGACCACGAGCCCACATTTGTAAGTTTGTGTTAATATCTAATTTATGATGGAATAATTCTGTTAATATTTTTACAATTCTATCTGATTCAGAATAAATGGTTAATATTTCACCTTTTTCAGACATAGTTGTTGATTCTTCCGCATATATGTCTAATGCTGCAGAAATCTCAGGAGTAAATTCCATTGATTCATAATCGTAATATGCCGCCAATCTTGTTGGCTCATAATAAACTGATTGGTTATAAATTGATTGGTCTAATTTAGCCCATTTATCAGAAATGAATTGACTCTGTTGTGCCTGTAACTTTGCTCTTTCGTAATCTTCTCTACTATCCGTTTTTAATAATTCGTCTTTACTAAAATTAAATGAAGGTGCCTTAGTCTGTTTTACTTGACCTGGGAAACCGAACATTCTTGTTAATTTCTGAAAAACTGTTGGATTAGTGAGATTGTTTGGATTTTGTGCCATGTATATAAATACTTTTCTTTATAATATAAACTATTTTTTTAGTAAATCAAAGGTTATTTACCCCTTGGAAATAACCAACTATATTCTCTATAAGCATCTCTTGGAGCATTAGTAGGGTTATCTCTATGAAATAATGTATTAGTATCAATACCCATTGCACCTATTTGGTCAAATGAAGTACCATACGAATATAATGTCTTTTCAGGTTCATATGTTCTTTCAGATAATGCCCATGATTCAATCATTGCCTTGTTCTTACTTTCATTTCTTTGTAATTGATTGAAACATATATCACCAGCATATAAAGCCATAGACATACTCATAATAGAGTCATCATGTGCACCTTTCATGTGGTCTGGTCTACCATTAATGTAAACAAACGTGTTTAATTCATTTAATAATCTTGTGGATCTTACTTGAAAACCTTTTCTTAATTGTTCCTCAAATGCGGCAACAATTTGAGTTCTTTTGTTGTTAAAGTTAATACCTGGTATTTTCTCCATTGCTTTGGCATTGTACTCCCAAATATTTTTGGTATTAACTCCATCAATATATAAATTTTTATAATTTAATTCTTGTAATTTTCTTGATGTTGCAACTCCCATACCTCCTGTAATATCTATAACAATAAACGCATCGTAAAGTATACCCCATTTGTAAGCAATGGCAGCTAAATCATCGGGAGGAATTTTACCAATATATTCTACAACTTGTTCTCTTTCATCAAAGTCGACAATATTAATTGATGAAAAGTCTTCACTATCTCCTCTACTAACATCCACACCCATAATATAACGATGTCCTTGTTCAGGTTCTTTCCATTGCCAAAACGTACCTTGCATATATTTTTCTTTAGGAACACGTACTAAGTTTTTTGCAATGTTTTCTTGTATATCACCAGGAATTACACCATCACCCGAACCTAAGAAATCACACTCCAACTCCTGAGAAATTTTACGTCTATCGTATAAGAATTTCTTAGACATTTTTTCAAACCAAGATGAAAATGGTTTATAACCATCATCTAAATGTTGATTATAATCTTTAAGGTCTAAATCATATCTAACCACCTCATCATCATTATATTGTTCTCTGTTTAACATGTAATGAACAATATCTTGACACTTTACCCAACACAAATCTTTGGTATAACGAGGGTCTTTGAACCATCTTAAGTCAGTTATATGGAAATCATTCATTTTACGAATTGCTTGGTCATAAACACCGTAATAGATAGGGTCATAACCATTTGGAGTGGAAATAAGAATAATCTTACCACCCGTTGATAACGACGCCATAGATGCCGCCCAAAAATCCTCACCTGCTTCAATATAAGCCGCCTCGTCAAATACAAGTATGGTAGGTGTATAACCACGTAACGCATCGGGAGATGTTGCAACCGCCTTTACCTCACAACCATTATTTAATCTAAATCTACTTTCCGAGTTTTTATCAGGTGAAAATCCCACGTTAATCCAATCAGGCCATTGCTCTAAGAAATGTCTAACTTTATTAGCCATTTCCACCGCAGTATCACGTTTGTTCGCAATAAGTAGAACTCTCTCAGGATTCTCAGGTTTAGCAAGTTGTAATTTTTTTGACAACCATGCTGCAGTTACTGTTGTAACTCCCGCCTGACGATATTTTCTTGTAATATTTTCGTTATAATTTTCGTAATCTTCAATAAGTTGAATTTGGTCCTCAAACAAATCCATCGGAACATATTTCTTCTGTGTATTATCAAATGTTTGAAGATATGTTCTTAAGGCATAAGGAGTATCTTTCATAATCTTAGCCAATTCCTTCAACTGTTCTATTCTTGAATTCATATATATAAATACAAAAAAAGGGAGTTAAAAACTCCCTTTGTATTATCTGTAGACTGGTTCACCACCATCGTCATCATCTTCGTCTTCTTCGTCACCAAAATTATTCGGTAAATCAATACCCATATTATTTAAAAATCCTTTTAAATTATCATCATCTTCATTATCGGTAAGATTGTTCAAATCGTCCATGAAAGCATCATCTTCGATTTCTTCATCATTAAATGTTTTATAGATATTATCCATTAATTCATCTAATAATCTTTTACCATTTTGAGATTGTGAAACGACTTCTTTCATGAATACTAAGAAATTCTTAGCCGGTAATTTAATGATTTCAACAAATAAGTAATTTTGTAATTCTACTTTGTTTTCATCGGTTATAATATCTTCAGGGAATTGTGAACGGACTCTATCCCAAATAGCCGGTCCTAATCTTAAGTCCCACACTTCTTTTTCAATTGTATCTTCTTTTTCATGAACACGTTGTGCCAATTCCTCATCTTCAGGGTCACCATGGTATGAAAATACTTCCAAAATACCTTTGATAATTTCGTGAACACAAATTGGGAAGTTTAATGCTCTTACTCTAATTGTTGGAGGATTTGTGTTTCTGTCAGTTTCTTCTTTACCGCCAACTCCACCACCGCCCATCATTCCTGCCATCATTTGGTCACTCAACTGCCAATATAAACTATCGTTGATTGACATAAGTAAACCATAATCGTTTAATAGGGTTTCGGAACCTGTTATTTCTCTAATTCTGTCAGGAACTAAATGATACATATAATGTCCTTTTTTAGAAGCACCTTGCATCATTGCGTTTATAAATCTTCTTTTGGCTCTTTCTAAATTTAATTGTTCTAAATCATTGTACAATTCAATTTCAAGTTCAGGTGCTTCCATTTCTGGTTGACCTTGTTCTGGTTGTTCTCTATTGAAATCATCAGTATCAATTTCACCCATACCAACAATTTTACATCGAATTGGAAAGAACCTTCAGGTATACCCATTTCTTTTGTTACCAATTCAATAGCCAATTGTTCTAATTGTTCTCTATGATTTCTTTC